ATATGTCAAATACATTTTAGAACCTTTCATCATAACCGCAGGTCAGACGGCAAGTCATGCTGCCCATTGTAAAGCCATTGCCTTTGCAATTCCCGCAAATGTCTTAGATCTTGCTATTGATCCTCCTGCAAACTTCTTATCTTTGTAATGCGCTCGATTCATTCGACCACCTCCACCATTAATAAAAGGTTGATATTCAGTTAAAACATTTGTAGGCACTAGATTTGGTAAATTCTTAAGCCATAGACACGTTTTCTTAGAATATGGATCACCAAACTGATACGGATGGATCAATTGACTTCTTACTGGTAATCCTATGATTTTCATTGGTAAAGGATTTTCAATGGCAATATGCTTTGCTGGAGCGTTGTAAATAGCCATAAATAATGATTTAGCCTCCATCGCCTTTTGAAAGCGTTCCGGATCAATCTGACCTTTCTTAGGATACATTCTCACAGCTCCACCATTGGTCATGTAGGTGCAAGGCGGGAAACCAATTATCATATCCCAACCATCATTTAAGTGATTTATGACATCACCTTGAATATGCCATTCTGGATTCTTTCCAGATGTAGGTAATACATCACAAGAATAAGCCTCATGACCTAAAGCCCTAAACTCTTTAGCGACTGCTTGGCTTTCCTCACAGGCTAATAAAACCTTCATATCGACATCCAACCTATGTATTGTGCATCCGGATTATCTAACAACCATTGCTCACGCAGCTTGTTTTGATAAGCCCAATTTATCGTGTGTGTCATTTCGTCATGATTAGCGCACATGTATGGCATTCCTGATCTACGAACATCCAAGACCCGCATTTAGTGCATCTAATGACAGGCTCTTGAGTGTCAGTTGCTTCTGCTAGATTCTTTGTTCCAATGCAATTGCATCGAAGGCATTGATAAACCCGAAAGCCATGAGCTGTGGAATAACCATCTAGCCAAATGAATTCAGTCTTACCAGAGCATCCATTACATTTGAATTTAACCATTTTTACCAGCCCAACCATCACCCTTAAAGATTGTTGGCACAGCTGTATAGATACGCTTCAAAGGTGCGTTGCATACTTGACAATGAGGGATTTTATGATCCATTGGTAAATCCAATATAATCTTCAACCCCTCACCGGCACATTCGTAATCGTAATTCGGCATGATCTAGTTCTTATGAACTGGATAAGGAATTCGGTTTATCGTGTGGCACACATAGCATCGAAGCAGATCGCCCTCATGAAGTAATCTGTCATCATTGCAAGTGTCGCATTTAATTGTTGATGGCTCTACCTTAACTCCATCGTCTGTAAAAGTCGCAGTTAGACCAGAGCCGTCAATGATTTGTAATTCACCCATTTATTCACCTCCTTCAAAATACCATTTTCCGTTAGCTGTAAGTTTTGCCCATTTAGGTTCACATGCTTTTGCTTTGCATACATATCCATAATATGGCTTGCCTCCTTTAGAGATTCCCTCTTTAAGAATATGCCCATGTTGGCACGCCGGTGGTTCATTCGGTATTGATGCCGCTATCTGATCGACAACCTCACCAACAGACCATGCAACAGGATCTTTAGGTTTATCAGCTTCAAAACTATCTCTTAGGATTGTTTCAATTTGTGCTGACTTAGATCCAGCCTCGCCATACATATTTTGTCTGCTTTGCAACTTTTGCTGAAATGATTTGGCTTCCTCAAAAGGTTTTTCTGCTTGTTTTACCTTTTTCATATCATCTTTAGTTGCCGTCTTGTCAGATCCTTTAAGTAGAATAATTGCTCTACCTAATGAACTTGTAGCTGTATCCTCAACATAAAACTTCTTCATATTTTGGATGTATGTATCCCTTGATCCAAAGGCTATGTTAGAAACACATGGTTGCTCATCCTTGCTATCTCGCCAAAGAGTTGCTTGCACCAAGATATAACCTTTTTCAGCATCATGACTAATAACGGAAATATCTGATCTGCCGGAAGGAAAGTTGCTAATGAACCATTTATTCAAAGTAGCCACATCCTCATAATCCTCAAGATTAAATGCCATTATTTATCTCCCCACTCGAATTGGTCATCTTTGACTGCTTCAAGCACTGTGTTATAGACAGCCCCATAGGCAATGAAGTCTTTGATACTGTCGTAATGATCTGAGGTTTCACTAAGCCTAGAAACCTTGACAAGTGCCATGCACAATGCAGCTTGGTGTGGTGTGATTGGGAAATCCAAATATGCAGACCAAAGACCTGCAATTCGTTTGTGATTATAGTATGGATGTCCATAGACATTTCCACGCTGCTGTATCGTAGTAATGACATCATCAAGCAATTGCTCAGTTTTTGTCATAGTCAAATACTTCATCAGACTTGGTTTTGGTGTTCATCAATCGGCGGTGTGAATCCCAGCCATGCGCCCGACCTTTCCAGTATCCATTCTGGAATGCGGTGTCTTTGATTTCATGAATAATCCATGCGCCTATACCTAAGCCCATAAATATCCAAGCCAGTTGTAGCATGTCATCTTTTGCGGTCATGTTGCTCCCTTACATATCCACAGCTCTTGTGGATGCATAAAGTATGACCTAGATCAAGGACAGGCGGTTAATTACTTTCGGCGTGTTTTATAACGATTAGATAACGCCAATATCCTCAACATCATCGATATGGTCATCAATCGTGCGGTCGATATAGTCTGTTTCACGCCCCATAAGACTTTCCAAGAGCTGTAAAACTGCCATCTTTGTTTATTGGAATCATTTGCACATTCATATTCTTGCCATCCCAGTCCATGATGACTATGCCCATTTGCCAGTTAGCCAAGCCCTTTGTATAAGAGGCTTTTGCTCTGTTCATAAGGTTGCCTGTTTCAACCCCGTAAAGGGGTCTGTAAGCCCCGTAGAGCCCCTCTGAGTAAGCTGACATACCTAGTCTATGGGTATGACCACAAACCACGCTCTTACCAGCCTTCTTGGCTAGATTAAGGGCAGTCTGTCCAGCGTTGGGATTCATGTTGCCTTCATCGCCATGAGCCAAAATCCAGCCCTTTTCAAACTCAAAGAATGTCTTGTGGAAAGTAATGCCCATAGATTCAAAATCCATAAACTTGGCATACTGTAATTCGGGAAGTGAGATCATTCCCGGAACTTTTAATAAAGTATTATAAAGGCGATCAGTATGATTACTGCGGATAATATGAGCCTCTCGGCTGTGCTCTGTGAGAGCCCAAAGGATCTCTTGAGTAGCTGTGCGGTCATCATCCAAAGTTTGTTGATAAGCCAAAGGTGTTTTCTCAGCCCAACGGCTAATGGTTTGAAAGTCGATTTCATCGCCAACGCATAGAACGCTGTCAAATCTTTCACGCTTCGCCAATTTAATAACATTCTTGACGGCTGTTTCATGATGGAATGGAATTTGCAAATCACTTATTACTAAGTATCGCTTAATCGTCATCCTCATCGTCAGTTGGATCTATGGAAGGAATTATCCCTCCATCGCCTACGATCCAATCAGGGAAAGTCTTATGCTCGGTCATTAACCAAAATGCGTGATCTGGTGTAAATCCTGCTTTACGAGCTGCTTTATAACATTCGTGCAATGCGGTGTAATGCTGATCGATCTTTGTTAGTGGTTCAGGAGATTGGCGAACGATACGCTTATTGATCTTTTTGCGTTTGATAGGTTTGCGTGTGTTCGCCATAAATAAAATTATCGCTTAGATATTAAAACAAACAGATCATCGACACGCTGTTCTAATCTTGTAATTTGATCTTTGATCGAACTTCCAGAATTGGGCTTCAATTCTTGTAAGTAGGATTTAATAACCCAGCGCAGACCCAGCAACAAACTTGTTGATATGGCGCATACGCCAACGGCAATACCAACCCATTCGTTTGCGGTCATTTCCCATTGATTCCATAATCAGCTTCTTTACCGGATTTTGGATCTAATGCTTTAGCAATAGGTGCAACTAACGCACCAGCCAAGATTGCAAATTCTGGTCTGATGTCAGCGACAATTGCCAAAAGGACAGTAATGCCGGAAGCAGCCACAGCTCTTAAATAAGACTTAATTGCAGCCTTGTGTTTGTTTGATAGTTTCATTAGTTGCCTCCTAGTAGTGGGATGTTAAAGAACTCGCCTGATTGTTTTGGATGGAATGAAATATGAATATGTTTGGTGTGAGGATTGATGCCTTTGTATTTACGCCAACGCCAGTTTAATAGTTTGCTGGCAATATGATGATTGTGAATTACATATTTGATCCGTTTATCTGTTTTGCCAGCAATTCGGATTTGATCGGCAAGGTAGGCAGATATGCCTTCGGCTTGACCTAGATCAGCTGTAATATCAATGGCACAAACTTCACCCGAAGGTAAAGCGTTGTGATCCGATTTTACTTTTTGATGCCTAGCGTCTGAAATCCAACCATCCGATTTTCTGGATCTTTCTAAAAAGCAATCATCTATCTGCTCCCGTAATTGAACAGCTGCTTTAGATAGGTAAGGCTTCATTAAAAGCCTAAAGCCTTCAAATCCTCAACTGTTAAACCAAGTGCTGAGAGTTTGGCTTCTGCTGATGCCTTAGCCTGTGTTTTTGCTTTTGCTTCGGCTTCTTGTGCTTTTTTATAAGCAGTCAATCCTGCTTTAATTTCTGCCTGTGTTGGCTCTGTTTGATTTTCGTCTAACCAATTTAATTCATCACCAGCAACACTAAATTCGGCATTTGGTCTAATGAAAAGAATTGCTTTAGTCATTTCAAGGTTATTCATTATGCACCTATTTCCATTGCAATGATTGTTGAAACTTGAGTATTACTTTCTCCACCTTGCATATTGGCATAACTTTCGCCACCGCTAACAGCGGATTTCCATTGAACTTTATAAGTGGTTGATGATGTTGTTGATGGAGAATCTAATTTGGTCATTGCTACTGTTCCAAAATTATGTTTTAAACTTGTTCCAGTAAAACCATTATAACCACCAGCAAGAAAAATATCTGTCGCACCTCTTAGCATTTTAAATACAACCGCATCTGTAGTATTGCCTTCCCATTTTGCAACAGAAGTCATTGTGGCAAAAACTAAGACCTTTGATGTTGCAGAACTTGGTGTGATTGAAACTGTTAATCCTGTATCGGCAAATGAACTTGATGTTGTTGATATTGCAGCAGTTAAAACTCCTTCAACAACTTGCAATACTTTTCCACCACCAGCAGCAGTTGCCCAAGAGGGCACTCCACCTGCAACAGTTAAAACTTGACCCGTTGTTCCAATTCCAAGTCTTGTATTTACATTCGCAGTTGATGAACGATATTCAATGTCGCCAAGAGTTGTTGATGGATTTAGGTTTTTGGTTGTTGTATCAACAGATGAACCAAGTGTCCGAATGGCAGCTGCGCCATCCTTAACTAACGCTGTATCGTCAGGCGTTGTCCAGCCATAGTTTGTAGTAGTTGCCATTTTTCTCCTATTATCAGGCTACGATTGTAGCGTATTCCCATGTCAAAGTATTGCTCAAAGTATTCCAAGCCTCGCCTATTGGCACAGAATTCCATCTCATAGCCACTTGGCTAAAGCTGACCGGCGAAAGGTTAATGGTCAGGAATAGTTCATTAAAGCGAGTGCTCCAACGCCATCCCTCAACATAACCGGAAAATTCACCATTATTAATTTGATTTGGCAGATCTGCGATGTTTAATGGCATGCCCATAAATACACTTAAAAGGTTATCTCGATCTGAATTGTCAATGTCTGGATTTGTAATCGGGAAAGTTATGCTGTCAAAGATTGGTTGTGGAAAGGCTCGAAGGCTTATGTATCGATCGGCAACCTCTTGAGCATCTACCGCCCCATGAATTCTTGAATTGATGGTTTCAGCTTTGTATCCATAAAGAGCAATAGATGCCGCTGATGTAGCAGTTTTTTGTGAATTGTAGTTAGTGCCGTAATTGATATATATGTCATTTCTGATATCTGCGGATTTTAAGGTTGTGCGCAATCCTGATCCAAGTGCATGTTTTGCAGAAAGATCTACATAACCATTAGCGATCAAATAAGTCTGTCTATGGTCAGCATCGGCATATCCAATGTTTCCTTGACTGTCCTCATAAATGTATCCAAATGCGCTATTTGCAATATCTGAAACAATGTTGTAAATGGTATCGGTTGTGCTAGGTTGATGTTGCATTGTGTAAAGCCCTGGGCGATCAATTTCGCCAAGTCCTATATTGACAGCATTAGCCCAAGTTTCCGTTGGATCATAACCTGCCCAAGTAGAAGCTGCTGGCACATCATTCCAAGCCCCAAGTAATACGCTAGAAAGAATCTCATAGATTTGTTCGCCATCCTCGTCTTGAGGAATGTTGCCATCCCAAATCTCTTTTGCTAATTTAACAATTGATCCCATTGCAAGGATTGTGTATTCAACGACAGTTGCAATCGATCCAGTTGCCCCAACTGAAACAGTTAAATCGACAATATCTCCACCAAATAAATTAACATAAGTTCCAGAAGTATTTTTAACCTGTAAATCCAAACTGTCATTTATGTCAAATGGAAATGTTTGACCAGCCAAAGCCAAAATTGTGCATTGCATATAAGATGGGTTTGGTTGGGTATAAATATCATCCCGACCTGCCTGATGAGTTATGTCGCTGATTGTTAAATTTGTGTATTCAGTTCCCGCAACAGTCAGTTTCCATTCTGGTGTCCAGACTGTCATCAGTTGCCTTTGATGCCATTATTGTAGAGCTGTGGAACTGATCTTGATGCACTTTGATTCAATACTTTTGCAACGGCTCTTGCAGCACCTTCACTATCAACTGCTTGAACTGAAATGTTATTCACAACAGTTGGATTTCCTGCACCATAGGTAAAATTAGAACTTGGAACTGACGGGGTCTGACCAAGCATTGATCCAGTCTTTGATGGATTTGGAATATATCCAATATCTGCTCCGGGCTTAATTAGATTTACAACTCGAATGGCTTGGTTTGCAAACTCAACCAAT